ATTGAAAAAATTGCAATTGATTTTTGATGTTTGTTAACAACAAAATTTTGAATTCGACTAAAATAAAAAGATTCATTTTTATATTCATCAATTAAAAACTCCACTACTTTTTCAGATACAAAAGTCGGAACTAGTAGAGAGACTATTACTTCTGAATTAATATATTATTGGATGATAGCATTAAATATACCGATGGAATGTCAGAAATGGCATATTAATAGATTGTTAACACTAATAAGAGTGTGCAATATTAAAAATACTCCTCCTAAGAAAATGAATAAGAGAGAAATTGCTAGTCGTTATGCTTCGTTGAATGCTGCTCGTAGAAAACAGTTAAAATCTAAAGGATAGAGGAGAAATGAAATGATAAATTTTAGACAAAAGGGCGATTTTTCTAAATTAACACATTTTTTAGAAAAAGCAAAAGAAATTGTTAAGCTTGGCGATTTAGATCGTTATGGGCGAGAAGGTGTA